GTTTCCCAGTCACGATCGCGGTTGGTATGTGGATACTGTACTAGATATATTATACGTTAAATTATCCGATTCAAGACAGCCAGATATTGATGTACGTGTAAATACTCAGCGTAGAGCATATGTGGGCATAGATAACGGATCAGAGTATTACGAAGGTATAGATTTTCGTGGCGGCTCCCTTACATCGTGGGACTTTTCAGCTGGGCGAAAACTATACTACAATAATTGCTCATCAGGTTATGTGGGCGCACGCGATAACTCTAATTTCGATACTAACTCAGATACAGAAGCTTACTATGTAAACTGTCAAGCCTTTAGTGCGTACAAAGATTGCTTTGGTCATCGTGGTTCGTCCAAAGCAACTGAGATAGACTGTACAGCATACGACACAAGATTACCTGGCAGTAATAACGCATCAACCACGCACGATACTTGCTCGAGTATCCGCATTAACTGCAATTACCACGATACTACGGGCGATACTTGCGTTGACGTAAGCTCTTTGGGTAGTTTTTTGCTGGGCGTTGACTCCTACAATACATTCTCCACAACGGCTAAATCAGACTTCAATTACACCGGTGGCGGTGGCTTGGGTGTTGGCATGTGGTTAATTAACTGTAGCAATAACCCTACATTACCGAGTCAATCAACTTACGCTATAGAAGGTAGCGGGAAAAAATTCTGGCAGAATACAGAAGACAACATTGTAGGCAGTGTTATTAACGCTGTTCCTGTTGATGTTGTTCTATATTAATTTAAACAGAGGGTAATAGCATGAAACAATATGTGATTACCCTTTAGCATGAATATAACAATAAATAAAGCGGCTACGGGTCGCTAAATCAAGTCCTACGGGGGCAAGATGTCACAAGCTAAACTAACAGCAAAGCAGGATATGTTCTGTAGAGAGTATCTTGTTGATTTAAACGCTACACAGGCAGCGTTAAGGGCTGGGTATAGTGCAAAAACTGCAACAGCAATAGGTAATGAAAACCTAACTAAACCTAATATTACAGATAAAATACAAATATTATTCGGTGAGCGTGCCGATCGGGTCGAATTAAATTCAGATTGGGTGCTTAATCGACTAAAAGAGATAGACTCGTTAGATGTTCTTGATATTGTAAATGATGATTTGAGTGGCTTTAAGTTACTGTCAGAATGGCCAAAAGAATGGCGAACATCTATAAGCTCACTGGACATGAAAAAAATGGTAACTAGTGTTGGTGAAAACGAAGAGCTAGAAACTATAATCGAGAAGATAAAGTGGCCCGACAAAGTTAAAAATTTAGAGATGATAGGTAGGCACGTCAAGATCAAGGCTTGGGATAAAGAAGCTCAAGCTGTAACGGTATCAAACAACATAATGCCTGTGCCTACCGCTGATAGTATTGATTCATGGGAAGAGCAAGCGCAATTGCAGCAAGATAAGGTTTTAGGTAAGTAATGGGTGCTTACAATGTAGTTATTGAGCCGCAAAAAGGGGGGCAGTGCTTGGCCTTATCATGCCCATGTAACGAGATACTTTTTGAGGGTACTCGAGGCAGCATGAAAACAGCAACGCAGTTAATGAAGTTTAGATCATACGTTGGCCTCGGTTATGGTGCATTTTGGAAGGGGGTTATATTTGATGTCGCATATAAAAACTTAGACGACATCATTGCTCAATCAAAAAAGCTTTTTAATAAGTTCGATGATGGCGCGAGATTTTTGTCATCAAACAGTGTTTTAAAGTGGGTATGGCCAACGGGTGAGGAGTTATTATTCAGATATGAGTTAAACGCGGATGGTTACTGGAATTATCACGGTCAAGAATTCCCGTTTATTGGCCACAACGAATTAACAAAGCGTGGTGATGATACCTTTTACGAAAGTATGTTTTCATGTATGCGTTCATCGTTTAGGTCAGAAGATTATCCGTTATCCAGTGGCGCTTTGTTGCCGCCAATACCATTAATGTGCTTTTCAACTACCAACCCTTTTGGTGTTGGTCATACGTGGGTAAAAAAGAGATTTATTGATCCTGTACCAAGAGGCACTGTAAATAGGTTTGTTACTAAAGTGGTCATGGGTGACGGTGAAGAGCAAGATGTAAGTATTAGCCGCGTTGCTATACATGGTACATGGAAGGAAAATAAATTCTTAGATGCAACATATATCGCTTTTTTAATGGCCATTAAAGATCCTAATAAAAAGAAAGCGTGGGTTAACGGAGACTGGTCTGTAACTTCAGGCGGAAGGTTCGATCACTTATGGGATGAGTCAGTTCACGTTGTTAAACCGTTCAAAATACCTAGTGCTTGGCATGTTGACAGATCGCATGATTGGGGTGAGTCTAAACCTTTTAGTAATCTATGGTTTGCTGAGTCTGACGGCGAAGAGGTTAATGTTAACGGTGTAATCAAGTGCTATCCAAAAGGTACTATATTTTGCATTGGTGAGTTTTACGGGTGCGATGTTGATCAGCACAATACAGGCTTAAAAATGTCAGCCACCAATGTTGCTAAAGTTGTTAAGCAGATAGATGAAAGCTTGGAGGACGAAAACAATAGTGTCGACTTTACACGCGGAGAAATAAACATAACGCCCGGCATAGTTTCTGGATATGTTCGAGCTGGCCCGGCAGATAACGCAATAAATAACCCTGATGACGAGCAGATTAGTATAGCTAACAAAATGGAAGATCAAGATGTTGAATGGACAAAGTCAGACAAAAGCCCAGGCTCTAGAATTAGTGGTGCTGCTGTGTTATGCGAGTTGTTAGAGGCGGCTTTAGAGGGAAAAGAGAGCCAAAGCGGCTTACCTGAAAGGCCAGCATTATACTTCTTTGAAAACGTAAGAGGAATTATTAGTCGTTTTCCTGTATTATCAAGGGACAGCAAAAAGCCTGATGATGTTGATACAGAGCAGGAAGATCATGACTACGATGCGTTGCGCTATAGGGCGACTAACGTTTCTACCGTAAACCTAACTAGTGTGGATTTCAAATGGCGCAACTAAATATAGATAACAACTGTGAATATGACTTGTACGCTCGTAGATGGGCAAGAGTTCGTGCAATAAATAACGGCGAGGCTCGATTAAAAGAAATTGACTTAAAGCGCGTTAGTGGGCTGAATACTCAAGTGACCACAGTATCACAAGCTGTTTCAGTTTCATTTTTGCGCCCTATCAATCCAAGCAATACATCTGCGTACAATCAAAACCGCAACGTAAACATGATTAACGGAGCTCGACTATATAACGCAACCGTCAAAACTTTGTCTGGCTTGTTAGGTATGCTATATCGCAAGCCGCCGGTTGAGTCTGAAGTTCCTGCGGAGTTAGAGTATATATTTAAAAACGTTAACGGCGCTGGTTTATCAATGAATCAGCAAAGTCGTAGCGTATCAAGTGACGTTGTATCGATTGGTCGTGATGGATTGCTTGTGGATATGCCTCGCAATGACAAAGGCGTTCAGATTACGAAAGCTGATGTTGATGCGGGTTTTAGGGCCACTATTCAAGAATACAAAGCAGAGTCAATCATTGATTGGCATGAAACTGTGTTGAATAACGCTAAAGTATTGGACCTAATTGTTCTGAAAGAGCAGGTAGAAGTTTACGCTGATGAAATGCGTATAAAGCGCGATATTAAAAATCAATTCAAAGTTTACCGGTTAAAAGCTGACGGCGTAACTGTTCAGATATTCACTGAAGATGAAAACGGAAGTGGTAGCACGGTAATTCAAACCGATGAAGTTGGCGTTACTGATTCAAGTGGCGCAAAAATGAAAAACATACCTTTTACCTTTGTAGGATCAATGAATAATCAACCAGGTATTGATAATTTGCCACTTGAGCCAATCAGCGATATTAACATAGGCCATTATCAAGAGTCGGCTAACCTTGCATCAAGTAGCTTTCAATTGTCAGCGTGTCAACCATGGGTGGCCGATGATAGCTTTGCTAAGATTGCACAGGATAAGGCTAAAAACGGTGGTAGCGTTGAATTAGGTGAAGACTCGTTAATAGTATTAAAGGCTGGTGGTACGTTTAACTTAACTGCACCCCCTGAAAACACAATGTCTAGAGGCATACAAAAAGATTACGAAGAACAAATGATTGCTTTAGGCGCTCAACTTATTACCACTGGCGGTATGGCTGAAACTGCCGAAGCTGCACGTATTAAACACGCATCAGACGTTAGTGATTTACAGGTTATCTCAAGCAACATATCAGAAGCTTATACACAGTGTATCGAGTGGGTATGCTTAATGATGGGTATTGATTACAAAGATTATTCATATACTTTAAATGATGAGTTCTTTGATTCTAATTTAAGCGCTGAAGACGCTGTTAAGTTGGTTGGTATCTGGCAAGGTGGCGCAATCAGTAAAGACGTTTTAGATCGAAAATTAGTCCAAGGAAAGCTAATTTCTGATGATGTTGATCTTGATGATATGAATACTGTGATAGCTGAAGAACAAGCCTCTAGTATTGATTTTGATGAAGACGAAGTTGTAGTTGCTGAATAATGGCTGATACTTCACCGCAATTAATGGCGATAGATACCCGTAATCAAGTATTGCTTGAAAGACTAAAAGAAGGCGAACATAAAAAGTTTGCGCCTTTTTTAAAGCGTATCGAGAAAGATGTTAGATTACGTTTATCTAATGAAGGTGAAACAATCACTAGCAAGAAAAAGCTTAACACCATACTTGCCGATGTTACCTCTCTACAAAAAGCTATTTATGATGATTACAATAAGCAGTTAGCTATTGACTTGGGTGAAATAGGCATTCAACAGGCAGGCTTTGAAGCTAAAAGCTATGAGCAGGTAGTTGTAGCGTTTGAGTCAGCCGTACCAGCAACAGCGCAAGTATTGACAGCCATTCGTGTTAACCCTATGCAGATGCAAGATTATTCCGGCAAGCAATTACTCGAACCGTTTATCAAAGATTGGTCTGCCAAAGAAGTGCAGCGCGTTAACAATGCGATTACACAAGGCTTTTATCAAGGGCAAACTAACGCACAAATAACCCGCAACATTCGCGGAACTAAGGCCAATAAGTTTAATGATGGCGAATTAGCTAAAATAAATCGTAGCAATAAAACTATTGTAAGAACTGCAGTCCAACACGCATCAACTCAAGCTAGGCTTGTTACTATGAGTGAAAACAAGGATTTGAACCCCGGATCGTGACTGGGAAAC